ATCACCGTTACCGATGGTAATGGCGGGTATCAAGTTGGCGACTTCGTAACTTTCTATGGGAGTTCCGCAACAGGAAACCTGACCATTCTTGGCGAACATGAAATCCTTTCCATTAGCGGGAACGATTACACCATAGCAATGTCTTCGGATGTGGCGATTACGGCAGCAAGTCCTGCTGTGTTCACAGCATCGTTTAAACTAGCCAACAACACCCCGGTCGTTTTATCTACTACCGGGTCTCTCCCGCCTCCGTTTGTTGCCGGAACGACGTATTACGTTGTAAACACATCAAGCTATACGTTTAACCTAGCGGCGACTTCTGGCGGCACGGCTATCTCTGCAATCGGCAGCTCTCAGGCTGGATCTCACACAGTTACCGCCAAGGCAACTTCCACGGTGACCAATGGCGGCGGCACAGTTCAGGCTGTTTACCAAATCAACATTGGTTCAGAGATTGCTGTGCCTATTACCGGCTGGGGCGCTGGGGAATGGGGCTTTGGCGAGTGGGGGATTGGGACTACTTCTAATCAAGCATTGAGGCTTTGGAGCCAGACAAACTTTGGTGAAGACCTTGTTTTTGGACCACGGAACGGCAAGCTCTATTACTGGGATGCCAGCGTTGGTGTCTTTGGCACAACGGCTTCTATTACCATCGCCAGCCCTGCGGTGATGACGACAGGATCGGTTTTAACCGATGGCATGGCAATTACCCTAACGACCACGGGAAGTCTTCCTACAGGGCTTTTACCGGGGGTTGTCTATTATGTGGTCAATGCCTCCGGGGTAACCTGTAACCTAGCCGCCACGGCAGGTGGAACGCCTATCAATACATCCGGAAGTCAATCTGGAACCCAGAGAATCTCTACCAGAGCGATTGCCGTAGAGGACATGAGCGGCGCGTCTAATGTCCCGCTCAAGCAAAACTATCTGACGGTCTCAGACATTAGCCGGTTCACCTTCTGCTTTGGCTCAAATGATTATCTTGGGACAACCTTTGATCCTATGTTGATCAGGTGGTCTGACCAAGAGAGCGTCACAAACTGGACTCCCTCTGCGACCAATCAGGCAGGTAGTGTCAGGCTTTCTCATGGATCTCAAATTGTTACTGTTCTCCAGAGCCGACAGGAAATTCTGGTCTGGACAGACACATCGTTGTATTCCTTGCAATACCTTAATCCTCCGATTGTCTGGGGTACCCAATTACTTGGCGACAACCTCTCCATCATCGGGCAAAACGCTACGGCATTAGCCAGCGGCGTGGCTTTCTGGATGGGTGTGGATAAGTTCTATAAATACGACGGTCGCGTACAGACCCTGCGATGCGACCTCAGGAAGTTCATTTACAGCGACATTAATCTAGATCAGGCAGACCAGATATTTGCCGGAACCAATGAAGGCTTCAATGAAGTCTGGTGGTTCTACTGCACATCAGGATCAACCGTGATTGACCGGTACGTCGTTTACAACTACGTAGAAGACATCTGGTACTACGGCGACCTTGGAAGAACAGCGTGGCTTGACTCCCCATATCAGCAGGGACCGTTGGCAACCACCTATATTAACAATACTGTAATCCACGAGATCGGCAACGATAATAAAGAGACAAGCTCAACGCAGCCTATTGAGGCATACATTAATTCTGCGCAGTTTGATTTGGATGACGGGCACAACTTCTCCTTTGTTTGGAGGGTTCTGCCAGACATTACCTTTGTGGGATCGACCGCCGACAGTCCAACCGCGACGATGTATTTAAAGCCATTGAAGAATTCAGGCTCTGGATATACCACCCCGCCATCGGTGGGCGGCTATGCCAGCCATTCGGTTACAAGGACAGCGACTATTCCTATAGAAGAGTTCACGGGACAGATTTACACGCGGGTCAGAGGCAGGCAGATGACGCTAGAGCTTCGGTCTACCAACATTGGTGTGGCATGGCAGCTAGGCTCCCCACGACTTGACATTAGACCTGATGGGCGCAGATGAGTACTCAAATTGTTACTACGGAATCAGTGGAACTTTATTCCACCAAGGCTCCTGCATTGCCGTTTGCGCCAAATGAATACAGCCGGGAATATCACAACCAGCTAAACAGTATTCTGCGTTTGTACTTTAATACACTTGATAACTTTTTGGCGCAGCTTATGGCTAACTCATCGACACTACCCATCTCAATCGGGGGCACCAATACGGATGCCTTTGGGCGGCTTCGAGTAAGTCAGCCATACACCCTGTTTGACAGCCAGAACAGATACGCGGCTGACAATCAATTTGATATAGCTACAACCGGGACAGGCACAACTTCCTTCCTTTCTAATGAAGCAGCGGTGCAGATGCAGGTGACCGGCGTAGGTGTCGGATCTGTTGTCAGGCAGTCTTATCGGAGTTTCCCCTACCAGCCCGGAAAAGGCTTATTAATTCTTGCCACCTTTGTAATGGATGGGAACGCCAGTACAAATCTTACGCAGCGTGTGGGCTACTTCAACACTCAGAACGGGGTGTTCTTCCAACGTGTGGATGGTGTGTATTCGTTTGTCTTGCGTTCAAGCTCTACCCCAAATCCGGGAACCCCTAGCGATATACGCACGGTCAATCAAGATGATTGGAATGGCGACAAGCTAGACGGCACAGGTGCAAGCGGTCTTACGTTAGATCCTTCCAAGGCACAGATTCTGTGGATGGACTTTGAGTGGTTGGGCGTAGGGTCTGTTCGTTGCGGCTTTATTATCAACGGCGAGTACATCGTTTGCCATACATTCAATAATGCCAACGACATCACATCCGTTTACATGACCACGGCGATTTTGCCTATTAGATATGAGATCACAAGCTCTTCAGCAATAGCGGCTTCAATGAAGTCTATTTGCTGCTCGGTGGTTTCTGAGGGTGGTTTTGAGCAGACATCGATTGACCATGTAGCGCGACGCACAACAGCGTTTTCCAACATTGATACAGCGGCAACCTTCTACCCGATTGTGTCGATTCGTCTTGCCTCTGGCAGAACAGGTGCGGTTGTATTGCCAAATCGTGTTCAGTTTCTACCCCTGACTTCCCAGAACTATGAGGTGGTTCTGTTAAAGAACCCAACCTTAACGGGAGCAACATGGGCTGCTACGGTTCCTTCAGACAGCAATGTTGAATACGATATTGCCGCTACAGCAATTTCTGCCACAGGAAGTATTGTGCAAACAGATTACGTGACCAGCACGGGAAGCGGCGGGGTTTCGCAAACCAGTGCGCCAACGGGATATAACTGGGACTTGCAGCTAGGCGTGTCATTAACCAGTGTGAGCGACATTTACACGCTGGCAGTTAGAACAGTAGACGGTGCGACCAAGGGCAGTGGACTTGGGTCGATCTCTTTCTATGACTTAACGCAATAGGTTTAAACATGGCATATACCGCCGTCAAACTGGCAGATGTACAAAAAGCTATTGCTGCGGTCACTGCTGCGCAGAAAAAGTACACCGATGCCCAAGCCAGCACCAAGCCTAGCCAAACGGCAGTTACTACTGCCCAAAAAGCTTTAGATGCTGCCCGTTCCAAATTAGAAAGTCTTCAGGCTGCGTTTGATGATCAATCTTACCTAACAAAGAATTCTGGCTATACAAACGCACAGAAAGCTTCTACTGCCGCAGAAAAGGCGCTTAACAATGCCCGTGAATTTTTAGATTCTGGAAAGTTCTTAAACGACAATTCATCTTATAAAAATGCTGTAACTGCTATGCAGGCAGCAGAAAAAAAGTTAAATGAATTCCGTAATTACAAAGATTCAGGTCAATATGTAAATAACAATTCGGGCTACAAGTCAGCTTTAAACAATGTTTCTAATGCTGAAAAAGCAAGAGACACAGCTCAACGCAATCTTGATAACGCAAATGATAAGAATAGGGCTTCTCTTGAGAGAACTCTAAATTCTGCAAATACAAACTTAGATAGGGCTAATCAAGCTCTGGACAGAGCAAGAGAAGCTGCTGAAAGAGCCGCAGAAAGCAATCTGCAAAACTTAGATAAGATTTTTTCTGCGTCTCAAACTAACGTAGACAAAGCTCGTCAAGCCGCTGAGAAAACGGCTCAAGCATCCATTACGTCAGCAGAGAAAACTTACAACACTTCTATGACTGCCTTGGATAACGCTCGTGCTGCGGCTGAAAGAGCCTATCAAAACGGCACAATCAAACCTGCGCAGGCTGCATTTGACAAAGCCAATACTGCGTTTGATACCGCACAAAACAAGTATCAAGCGGTCATGGATTCTATCCAGCCATTGGTAGACCAGCGCAACGAAGCGATTAACAATGTCGGTAGCTACATTGACAATATCAGGGGTAGTCTTGGCGATGTTACCAAGTTTGCTGATGCCAAGTCAGTACAGACTCTTCTGGGTCAGATACAGACTGCCGTTAAAAACACCAAGCTTGATGATCTTATTAAGCCAGTAACATCCATGATTTCAGAGATTGATCCTCTGAAAATGGCGAATATTCCTACGGTTAATCTGCCCAAAGCCAATCCTGATTACTTTACAAACATTGACCAAAGCACAGGACTTCCACTGCTTGATCAGGGTGCGCTGGATTCTGTGCTTAATAAATACAAGAGCGACACCCTTAACAAAGATCAATATCGAGACAACTACAATGCGTTTGGTTGGAACGTAAAGTCTGACGGATCTTCTGTTGCCCGTGGTGCGGCAATCTTTGGTCTTGAAAAAACGCAGGCATATGGTGGCGGGGTTTCTTACACCGGAGACTTTAAAAAGGCGGCAGAACAAGCTGGCGTTGATATATCTGGTCTTAAGACTAATGAGGAAAAGTACAACGCTATCAATGATGCAACTAAGGATTTTTACGTTGTTGCCAATGCGCTTGATAGGACTGGTGCAGGAGCCAATCAAAAAGCCCCTCATGCTGCTATTTTGTTTAAAGCAGACGGTAGCGGTAACCTAGTTCCTGTTACCAAACCTGATGGTCAACTTGCTGCCAACTATTTTGATGCGGTGGGCGTTAGCCATGCGGGATGGAGAGGACAGCTTGCCGAACTTGCCCCTGTAATCCAAATTGCTTCTTTGGTATTTGCCCCGCAACTTGGTCAAGCTCTTTCATCTGCATTAAGTGGTATTCAAGTTGGTACAGCAGCAGCAGTTGCTCCTACCGCATTTACAGTAGGCGCTCCAGCAACTGCGATCACTTTAGGTCAGGTTGTCGGTCAAACCGGTATATCTGCGCTCACAAGCTCCATCATGAATGGCGGCATGGCTGCGCTTACGGGTGGTGATGTAAGCAAGGCTATGCAAGCTGGATTGGTAAGCGGCGCTGTTTCAGCCAATACCTCTGACATTGCAAAAACCGTTATGGGGGGTGGAGCAACAGGGGAAGCCAACATTAAAGAGTTAGCAAGGATTTCTAATCTGTCTGTAGATCAAACAGAGAAAATCATTGCAAGCGGCGTGACCAGTGGACTTGCCTCTACCATTTCAGACCCATCCAACATTGGTGAAAACATTGCTTATAGCATTGTTGGAAACTTTGCTTCAGAAGAAGCCAAGAACTTTATTACAGGCAGAATAGATCCTAAAAGTTTAAACGGGCTAGAGACATTTGCTAGTAACGCAGCAGGTGTCGCAGCAACTGCCGCTGCCCGTGGTGATGACGTAGTAAAGGCATTAGAGAACGCAGGTAAGTCTCTTGCAATCAATGCCGCGAGGGCACAAAAGAATTATGTCCCGCCGGTTGGGTCTGGAGCTTCTGGGTTTCCTCTTACACAAAGAGATGCAGATGCAGAAATACAAGATTACTACGATGCAATTATTGCTTCTGATTTTGATGAAAATGCCGTCGAGCAAATAAAACAGGCAATACCAAATATTTCAAATGAAGATGCTTTAAGGATTGCTCAAAGTTTATCTGGTAATTACGCAAAATTTTTGCAAGATACGCAGATTGGACCTGCCACGGCAGAATTAACTGGCGAACTGCAAACTCAACTTAAGACTCTTCAACCCGGAACGGAAAACTTTAACAGGGACTTTAACAGACTTGTTGAAAAGGAAATCGACCTAGGCAATGAAGGAAACTTTAGAAAAAATGATGACGGCACGTTAGTAAATGTCACAAACCCAAAAGTTTCTTGGTTTAAAGATGCTAATGGAGACTGGAGATTTGTAGACAACAGAGTGAAAGCTTTGTTTGGTATTGGAACGCCAGATCCAAATTCGCCCTATGCTACCTTGTCTTCTGCCTATGGAACAGGTGGAGCGTCAGGAGGCGATGCTGAAGATTTTGTTTTAATTGCAAGAGACAAGCTTGGTGAAGATGCGGCTAAACAGTTTATTGATCTTTCGCCAATTCCTGAAACAAAAAAACAAGAACTTCTGACCAAGTTAGAAAATAATAAATTAACTCCGTCGGAAAATTTTAAATCTTCACAAACCAACATAGAAAGCTATCAGGCAAAGCAAGAAAGCGGCACTGCTGGCGCTGGCGGGGGCTATGGAAGCGCATTCTCTTCCTTTGCACAAACTCCAACTGAAGAGTATCAATACGTACAAAGCTACACCGATCCAACTTCATCATTGGATTTTTTGGTCAAGCAGTTTGCTTCAAATTCCTCTGTCATGAGCGACTATCTAAAAGATGCAGAGATAGTCTTAAGAAACAGCGGTATTTCTAACCCAAGCGCGGAAGACATTAGAAAAACCGGCATCAATATGATGCGCATGGATTTGGCAGGAGTTTTTGGCTCTACTACTGGAGGCGCTACTACTGGTGGTGCAGGCACTGGCACACAAACCGGTGATGTAGCTGGCCCAGGATCTGGTACAGGATCTGGGGCAGGAATAGGCCCCGGAACAACGACAGGCGCTCCGGGAACCACCACAGAAGGTCCGGGAGGGCAAGGAACTGGGACTCAGGGCACTGGCACAGGGGATGCTGCTGCTCAAGCTGCTGCCCAAGCCGCAGCACAAAAAGCCGCATTGCAAAAAAGGCAGCAGACTTACAAAGCTCTCATGGGGATTGCGGCACTACCAGCTATTCAACAAGCTGAAGCCAAAACCTCTGGTCCCTCCGAGGCTTTCTATTATGGCAAGGAATTTAATGCTCCCACCCAGCAGATTGGTTCCAAGGGGGAATTAATTCAACAGCAATACCAACCTCTGAGCGTCACCATGCCGGGTAAAGAGCCTGAGTTTCTTAAGGCAAGGCAGGTTGTGCCCGGAGAGAAAACAGATGAAAATGATATATCTTCGTTAATTGGCTTGGGTGAGGATATTGATTTAAACGAGCTAATTGATATTTTAGGGCGAGGCACATATGGCATATGATTGGAGCGGGAACTACATCCCAGACCCCACAACTTCCACTACCGGTGGATCTACTACCGGCTCCTCCTCAGGTATTGGGGACTTCTTCTCCAATATCTCCAGCGGAAACTGGGGTAATGCTTTAAACACTATCGGCAGCGTCCTATCCGGCGGTTCCGGAACTGGCGCTCAGATTGCCGGTGTTGCTGGGCTTTCTTATCTCTTGAACCAGCTTGGTGGTGGTGGCGGCACACCTTATCGTGGATACACAGGTGGCATCCCAACCTATACCGCAACAAGAGAACAGACCCCTTACTCCACATCAACCATGACAACCGCAGAAGGCAAGGTTGTTCCTCGTCGTCCCGGTTCTGGCGGCATTACTTACTTTAGACCTACAACCTACACCAAGGCTGCTGAAGGCGGTCTTATGGATGGTTTCCCGTCTGAGAATATTATTAGGATGAATGAGGGGGGTATCTCTTCCCTTGGCGGGTATTCAGATGGCGGTCAGCTACTAAAAGGTCCCGGTGATGGGGTCAGCGATTCTATCCCTGCCACTATTGGAGAGAAACAACCTGCCCGTCTTGCTGATGGCGAGTTTGTTGTCCCGGCGCGGATTGTTTCAGAACTAGGCAATGGAAGCACAGAAGCAGGAGCAAGAAAGCTCTACGCCATGATGGAACGTATCCAGAAGTCCCGTGGCAAGACGGTCGGCAAGAACAAGGTTGCCGTCAACTCAAAGGCAGATAAACATTTGCCCGCATAAGGAAATATCATGGCAGATACCACTTCCACTGGCGTGACTGGAACAACCAACGCCCCAAACACCTCTCAAAGGGTAGGTTCAGAATCCTCCACCCTATCTGAATGGGCAGGTCCTTATGTAACGGAGATGCTTGGCAAAGCCAAAGGGCTTGCAGAGACTCCGTATCAGATCTACCAAGGACCCATGACTGCCGGTCCATCCGACCTACAGTCAAAGATGTTTCAAGGTCTGGGGAGTCTGTCGTACCCTTCGTTGCTTGGGAAATCCTTTGGTGATGTTTCCCAGCAATACATGAACCCGTATCTTCAGTCGGCTCTTCAGCCTCAACTGGATGAACTGCGCCGTCAATCTCAAATTACCCAAATGCAGAACGCTGCCAAGGCAACTGGAGCAGGGGCTTTTGGTGGCACCCGTCAAGCTTTGATGGACACCGAGACCCAGCGGAACCTGATGCAAGAGATGAATAAGACTGTTGGTCAAGGGTATGCCACGGCGTTTGATAAAGCCATGCAGCAGTTTAATCAAGAACAAGCCCAAGCCAAGACCCTGTCAGATATTCTGGGAGAGGCAGGAAAGTCCCAAAGAGACATCGAACAACAAGGTGTCACGGCAGATTACAACGAGTTTCTTGCCCAGCGCGACTACCCACAAAAGATGCTTCAGTTCCAGCAGTCCATGCTACAGAACCTTCCTATCTCCACGGTTAGTTATGCGCCGGGTCAGCAAAGCAATCTTGGTCAGTTTTCCTCGACCGTTGGTGGTCTAGGTAGTCTGCTGGATTCCTTGAAGGGTCTGGGCGTGAACATCGGATCTATTGCCAAATAAGGTAAAAAAAATGAACCTTATACAAATTCAAGAGCGTTTAAAGGGTCTGCCTACGCAGGCGGTTGTTTCTTACGCTAATGGCGGGAACCCTGATGTTCCACCTTATCTTGCTCTTGCTGAACTGCAACGCAGGAATGATGTTGAACAAGCTGCCAAGAAAGCAACTCCCCCAGACATGTCTGTCAAAGACCGGGTGGAACGCAAGGCTATGGAACAGGCTTCCAATCAATTGATGGCAGATCAAGCCCGTCAACAGCAGGGCGGTCAGCAGTTAGCCCAGCAACTAGCCCAGCCCAGAGAAGAAATCCCTGAGGGAGTTCCCCAGCCAAACCAACTTGAAAGCGTACCCACATACGCAAACGGTGGTATTACAAGATTACCAACCGGCAATATGTTTAACTTTGACAGCGGCGGTATTGTTGCCTTTGCTGAAGGTGACTACGTAAAAAATCCTTTTACGGAAGAAGAAAAGCCAAAGCAGGAAAAGAAATCACAGCCCAAAGGGATTGCAACACAACAGCCCAAAGCTTCCCCGGATTACACAAGGATGGCTGTGGAACAAGCTATGCAGGATGTGCCTATGCCGCGTAGCCCTATGGAACTTCTTGAGGAGCGCAAGAAGACAAGCCCAATTCTCCAAAAGCCTCTTGGGGCTGACTATGAAAGCCGTCTAAGAGGGCTTGAGGAACAGGATATTAAGAACCAACAAGCTTTCCAAGAGCGCCAAGAAGCCCAGAAGAAAAGGGATTTTTGGAATTCATTGATTGCTGCTGGTGAAGCCACAAGAAGTGGCGGGAATGTATTTGGCGGTTTTGGTTCTGCTTATAACGCAGCCCAAGCTGCTGCTGATGAACGATACGCCCGTCAAGAAGCCCAGCGCCGCCAACAGTCTATGGATATGGCAAGGCTGAACTTTGAGATTGCAAACCTCCGCAGAGCAGAAGAGCGCGGCGATATAGAGGCTATGGCAAAGCATGAGCAGAAGATTGCTGAAATCAAACAAAACATGGCTCAGAACAGGGCTACCGTACTTGGTCATGCAGCAACTGCCCAAGAAGCTGAAAGATCGCATCGTGCAACAGAAGCACTTCAAGCACAGCAGATTGCTCAGTCCGCTTCGGCATCTAAGGCTTATGCTCAGACTGAGATTCAAAAGAATCTTGCTCTTATCCAACAGCTTTACCCCAACCTTCCGATTGATCAGCAACTTGATAAAGCCAAAGATCTGTCTTCCGCTGCCATTAGATCAGAAGGTGCATTGGATGTTGCCAAACAGAAAGAAGAGGCAGCTATTCGTGCTAAGTACCAGCCATTGATACAAATGGCAAAGGATGAGGCAAGCAAACAAAAGCTCATCCAAGAAATGGAAGAAGCCATACGTAGATCCAAAAGCGGTGGTATCGCATCAATTCCGACAGCCCCGCCTAATACTGGCAAGGGACAATGGGGACCAGCACAAGTGGTGAGATAAAACATGGCGCTCTATCAGATTAAAGCACCTGACGGAAAAACTTATCGTATTGAGGGTCCTGATGGAGCTTCTCAAGATGATGTTATCCGCGCAGTCGTAGCCCAGCATCCTTATGCTGGTTTCACCACAGAAGAACTCAAGGATCAGCCCAGAGCGCCGATGTCTTTAAAAGACACGGCTAGAGCCGGGTTGGCAAGTCTTGTTGGTTCTGCTGGGTCGATTGCGTCTGCGTTTGGTGCTGAGTCTGCCCCTGCTAGAGGTCTTAGGGAGTACGCTGCTGAGATTCAGGCAGGGATGTCGCCGGAGCGTTTGGAAGAGATGCGCCGCCGTGAAGAGATAATGAAGCGGGCAGGAGAACAGGGCGTTGGATCTGAGATCATGGCAGGTCTAGGAGCGGTCGCTGAAGCTCCCCTCCAATCCACCGTCTCAGGTATTGCGTCTTCTGTCCCTGCGATTGGCGCTGGTCTTGCTGCGATGGTTGCGTCTGCTCCCTTGGCGATTGCCAGTGCAGTTGCGTTTACAGCAAGGCTTGCCTTTGGTGCCCTACAAGGAGCTGGTGAAGCTAAAGGGAACATCTTTGATTCCGTCACCCAAAAACTGATGGATGAGAAAGGTTTGTCTCGTGCAGATGCTGAAGCCCAAGCCACCAAAGCCCAAGAATATCTAAGCTCTAATGCCCCCGGAATCATGGGCAGTGCTGCTGCCGGGATGTTGGATGCGGTGACCGGCGTGGAATCTGTTTTAGGAAAGACAGCCAAAGCCAAGCCAGCTACCCGCCCGTTAACCCAGCCTAGCCGTTTAAAAACAGTTGGCGGCGCAACTTTGGAAGAAGCCATCCCAGAAGGTATTCAAGGCGGGGTAGGTCAGATTACCGAGAACGTCGCGCTACAGAATGCCGGGATCAATACCGACACCTTCTCTGGTGTGGCTGGAGCCGCTGCACGGGATGCCTTGATGGGTGCCCTAACCGGTGCGGCAGTCTCTCCTCTCCAGTTATCTCAAGCCCGCAGGGAATACGAGGTAGAGAAGCAACGCGAGAGAGATGAAGCCGCCGCCAAGCTAGACCAAGAGATCGCCCAAGAGCAAGAAACCCTGCGTCAAGAACAGGAAGCCAAACAGCAAGCCGAGGAACAGGCAGTCATGTCTGCCCCGCCGGTAGAAATCAAGGCTCCGACTAACGTCCATCCCATCCGTAATCCATTGGGGGACATCTCCAAGGAAGATCTACAGGCAGAGGGGATTGACCCTTACCTGAACCAACACATTGATGAGTACCGCAAGACGGTGGGTCTGCCCCCGATTAAGAGCTACTCCATCGAGGACATTGCTGATGCGATGCCCGGTGTAAACCCGGCAGAAGAGCAAAAACAGATAGACACCATCCTTAACTCCCGTACCGGGTATCAGGGTGAGCGTTTAACCGCACGGGATGTGATTGACCAAGCGCAGGCTAAACAGATCCCCACAGACCAAGCTTTCACGGACTTCCTGACCCGAACCACCGGGACGGGGGATCTGAACTCCATGTCCCAGCCGCAGCTATTTGCTGCGTTTAAATCTATCCAAGCCCTGCCGGAGAAGGCGGAGCTGGAGACAGGAACGAATGCCATAAGGTTTACAGATCAGCAATACAACGCTGCGATTAAGTCTTTGGACAAGACGATGGGTGACAAGCCCATCCTGACCGCAGAAGCCTTGTCGGATATTCGCCTCTCCACCGGACTAAAAGAGGATGCCTACGCCAAATCGATTCTGGACGAGGCTGTTCGTCGTGGGGATGTGGATAGGCAGGGAGACCAAATATCGCCTCCTACGAGCGCCGCAGTCCTGCCAAAGGGCTACAAGATCCAAGAAGGCATGTTTGAGCGGGGCGAGAAGCCAGAGGGCTACCAAATCCAGATGGGCGACATCACCTTGCCTGAGGTGTATGCGACCGAGGAAGAGGCTAACGCCCGGTCTCAGGAGTACGTCAAGGGTCAGGGTAGGCTGGTCAAGGAAATCAACAACCGGATTGAGCAGAACGAAACGACCCTG